CTAGAACAGTTTTTGTTTTCTTTTCTTTTCTTTCTTTATTGGTTATAATAATATTATTAAGTAGGGTTCGCTATTGCTAAATCATGAGTGACGAACCCAAAGTAGGTAAGACTTTCACAATTGATATGAAAGTCAATGCCTGGCTACATTACCACGCTAAGGAAACTAAGAGATCTCAATCATATATTGTTAATGCTCTTTTGAATGCTGCAAAAAGAAGAGCAGAGACTTGGGTATGTTCTAAATGTGGCGTCTCTAATAACATAGACAATAAATCTTGTTACACTCTTACTGATGGCGAGTTTTGTAAAGGTGTAAAAGCATGATAAAGAAAAAGGTGTAAAATGCATAGCAATAGAAGTCCTGGTCGATGTATTCGTTGTCAAGCAATGACCCGTTCATATGTAGGAGAAAAGTCTCCTAGAGGATCTGTACTCTGTAAACATTGCGCCAAAGCACATCACCCCGAGCTTCCAGATAGTGTGTACTAACGTATCGTCTATTAATTAGAAAAGGGACGGCCCTTTAATTTAAGTAGCAACTCATATGTCGGTAACACGTGCCCGTTGGACTGTATACCAGAAAAGGAGCCAATGGCCGTCGAATGTATTTTCGTGACGGCAAATTAATTTCTGAAAAGTCCTACAAAACGTCGAAGGCTCGTAAAAAGCCACGTTCCACCAAAAAAGGCCAAGTAAGAAGAACAGCCCGACGAGCATACAAGAACAATAATCCAAAAAGGAGTAATAAATATATGAAAGCAGTCCCACACCCTAGTATCACTGGCATGGCTTCAGGCCTTGCCATAGCAGCATACCTAAACGGAGGGGTTGAACGTTCTAAATCCGGAAAGATAACTAAGGAAGGCGTACTCAAGGACATAACGGACGGTGAATTAGGAATCGCATTCAATACCCTTGCTGGTAATGCAATCGATATGATTGGAACCAATGCAGGTAGAAAGACATTAGTTACTGCTGGACTTGTTGCGGCTGCTGGAGCATTCGCACGTCGGCAGTTTCCACAACTAAAACTCGGAGGCAGCCGTTTGTATTTTCGGCTATAATCTAAAAAATGGTAACAACAATATCAAGAACTTTTGACAGCACGCCCACGGACAAGGAATATTTTTCCCTGACTGATAACATGAATTCCAGTAATCTTGGAAACATAATGGTCCCTGGTAATTCGCAGAGAATTGTACGCGTGGATTGTGCTTTTGATGTATTTAACGCAAAAGGCGCACAGGTCGTATGTCGCCTTTTGGGCTCAGATTTTTCTGAGCAGAACTTTACCATCTGGGGTGTAGCTGGTGACACTGCTGACGCAGCGTGCGCACAAGGCTATCAGACCGTTCCAGTATCTTTTCCGATTGGCACCGCGAACAACATTGATCTCCAGATTGCTATACAAGTAAGTGGTGGAGGCAGTATGGCGGCATCTTCTGGAACAGTTACTCTATACTTCGAGTAAACCTTGAATGGTTAAAAAGAATATAGCAACGTTCCTTGGTCCTCAGTTAGGCCTTTCCACGGCTGGAGAGTTTGCCTATGCATACTCTGGAACAGTCCAGGCAACAACAGCGAACCATACTATGCTATTGTTCACTTCGGGTGATACCGTAATGGTTGGAAAGATTACTTGTGTTGGTGGAATAGAAAATAACGGGGGTGGTGTGGCTGCTGGTACTATTTCAGCATTTACACTATTATTTAATGGTCAAGAAATTACACGATTTAAAACTGTTACGTCTGGAACTTCTCCAGATGCTCCGATGCATCAGACTTACCCAATAATAATACCACCACGAACAAAAGTACAGGTTATTGTTTTTTCCATTGGAACAGATGGTAAAACCAGCGTGATTATTGCAGGTCGGATCTATAATGCATGACCCTTGCCGCATCTAAATCAGTTTCAAGGGCTAAGGGTGGCAATATCTACGGTTGGAGTGGCAGCAGGGCTCTAAGTGCATCTGGAACCACTCTATTATCTTATACGAATCCCTCCGCATTTTATTTAACCAGGGTAACTTTAGGAATAGATTGGTCTGGGATAAGTGCTACTGAAGTTATTTCGTATACAATCAATGTAGACGGCACAGCCTTATTTGTTGAAAAATTTGTTGTAGATGCGGACAACCTGGGCAACCAGCCCAAGATGTTTGAATTCATTATACCGCCAAATTCAACGGTTAAAGTTCAGGCGATTCAATCTAATAATAATGGTTTTGTCTCTTGTATGTTGACAGGGTATAGAGTATGAAGAAAGAAACCGATTTCGAAGAGCTTATGAAAAACGTTGATTATACCAGATGGCTCCAGGCATTAATTCCAGTAATGCAACCGATTATAATTTTTGGTGCCTGGTTAGGTTTCTCGATGTTTGATAAGAAAGCAAGCGCAGTATCTAAATTGATAGCAATTTGCGAACCAATCCCTACAATAGATCTAAACTTACCAAGACCGGTTGTCCTGGCATCGCTTTATCATTCAACAGATGAAGCCTTAAAGATTTTAGCAGATGTTATAGAGTTCCTGAAAGATATTGATATACCTTCTGCTGGTGACATAATAGATGATATTAAAGAAGAAATAACTGGAAAAGGGATTGAAGATAAAGGACAATTTTTAAGTGATTATAATGCTTGTGCCAAAAACGCTAAAGATACAATTCCAAAAATAGCTTATAATAAATATACTGCATCAACATGGATTATGAGCTGTATGATTCAAAAAGGATATACCAGGGCATTGATTGAAGAAGCAGTTAAGGAATTGATAGGTGCATAATGACAGACCAACTATTTTTTTTGGTTTGGTTTCTGAGCTTTGGATTATACCTTGTAATTTACACCTGGTGGATTCCTTTGAAAACTCAAAAAAAAATAGAGTCCTGGTTAAAGAGTAGCGAATCTGACACGACTTTGCTAATGTCGTTAGATGTGATTACTAAAAAGATTAGAGAACAGATGTTAATTGATTTTGAGGAATTTATGCTGCCACAAGCGAGAGAGAGTTTTCAAAAGTTTTGGGCTGGGGCAATGGGAAACGCTGCTAAAGAACTGAAAGGTTCTGAAGAGGGTTCTCAACTTTCTCTCATGCATGGAATAACCTCTGAACTTTCTTCAAGTCCATGGTACGTGCAAGCCCTGGCATCTAAAGTATTACCCATGATTGCGGAAGCAGGTAAAAAGGGACCAAAAGGCACCACTAACGCAGCTGTACCCATGGGAATCGCAGAAGAACGCACCTAAAACGCACAAAAACGCAGAAACCCCCCTATTTACACGCTCAGAAAAAGAAAAGTAGCCAGAATAATATGTAAATTATTCCTTTTTAGAAGTACGAAAGCTTCTAGAACAGTTTTTGTTTTCTTTTCTTTTCTTTCTTTATTGGTTATAATAATATTATTAAGTAGGGTTCGCTATTGCTAAATCATGAGTGACGAACCCAAAGTAGGTAAGACTTTCACAATTGATATGAAAGTCAATGCCTGGC